GCCAAGGTAGCTTGGGTGGCGTGGTTTCCGCGACCAGACTTATCCAGCATCAAGCCGACAGTCTGGTTGGGGGCAGTTACAGGCGTGGTCCCTGCGCTGTCTTGAAACAGTGTGGTCAGGTCAGAGGGATCGTACCAAGCGCCGGGTTCTGACGCTGCAAAGAGAGAAGCGGGGGACGCAGAACCCCCACCACGAACAAGGTTCAGACCAATCCCTACAAACATCTCAGTACAGAGCCACGATGCTGGTGGCAGAGGTGCCAGTGGCGTAGATGCGCGTCACTTGGATGGGCAGGATCGTGCCACCCTGAACAGCGACAAACAGGACCGATGAGCCACCGTCAGCCATATCAACGGTGAGGTTACCAGCCGCGCCGATGTAAAGCGCACGGGTGGGCTGTCCGTAAATGGTGCTGTCGCTGGTGGTGACCGCAGAGGCGCGGTGAGCCGACACTGTGGCGTCAGCGGAAAGATATGCGGCGGTTGCCATTGGGCATCTCCTGATGAAGGGAAAGGGCCGCTAGGCCCCCTCGTTACTTTACTTTGGCAGCGGCTGCCGACATCAAAGGCATACCATGAACGCCCTGCCCACCAATGACATTCTTGCTGCCACTGGTGGTATGCGCGCTGGCATCTTCCGTTTTAGACGGTTTGCCCACTGAAACAGTGGTCTTGACCGTCATTGCGGGTTTTTTGTTACCTACACGCATCAGGGCAGATCGTGCGCTTGAATGTAGCGGACGGTGATGGTGCCAACGCCAACGCCAGTGTTTGCCGACTTGACCCAGATACGCCTGTCCGTGGTGCCGATGTCGTCCCATGCTGCTGCGCGGGTTGCGTCAGCGCCAGGGACCATAGACACCAAGCCAAGAATCTGGGCGGTCAGGGCGCAAAGCTCAGTGGCCGTTGCGGAGGTGCCAACGCTCAGGGTGTTGGTTGCGTCCCACGCCACAGTGTTCAGCATCTGGATGTTGATGACGTGGCTGTTGGCTGGCAGCACGATGCTGGTGCCGAGAGCGGTAGCGGTGCCAGCCTGAGTGATCGGGAACACTTGGATCATAACCACCGAGCCAACGTTCTTGACGTTTTGGCCGAGCGTGGTGCCGGAGGTGTCGAGGATGTTGCCCGCGCGAATGGGGCCAGTGAACGTAGTCTTACCCATGTTGGGTTCCTTTGCACGATTTAGCCGCACTGTCTGTGCAAAGTCCGCTGGGTGCGGTCAGGGCGGCAATGAGACCCAGAAGGAAAGAAGGGGGCCGAAGCCCCCCCAATTTATTTTTACGAGGGGGTTGAACCCCAGACAGAACGCCAGTTATAGTATGCGAACGAGTAACGTTCATATCCTTTAACCAACAAGTTATCTGTCACAAAATCCACCTGCATATCTGTTTCAAACTTTACGCGCTCCATATATGAAAGCCCGTCAATGTTTGTCAGCAGGAACCAAGCAGATGCCGAAGTGAAGAAGTCGTTAACCATGTAGCCCTCTGGCAGACCGCCAGCGGTGGACATGATCGCGTTCACATCGTTGTCAGCCGTGCCGGGCCGCAGTTCCGTCTTCGTCAGGCGGATGGCTACGGGTTCCAGTTGCGGCGGAACGATCAGCTTGCGGCCACGAGCGAAGACCTTCAGGCCAGCCTGATCTTTGAAGGCGGTACGAATACCGATCATGCCGGACAGAAGGGTTGCTTCGTTCAGTTCCAGTTGGGTTGTGGGTGTGTTTGCAACCGTGCCACCGTCGATGGGGTGTGCGGTCGAAAGCAGAGCCACACCGTCACCACCGATGGACGCGTTGTAGGTCGTCGCGGTGTTGAAGATGTTTGCCGCGTAGATTTCCTTGGTCTGCTGGAAGCTTTCGATCAGGCCGAGGTTCGACGGCTGGAACTGTGTTTTGTACAGGTTGTCGTCGATAGCCTTGCGGGTGATAGCGTACCCCAGACCGATTTCAACGTGTTCTTGGTTGTAGATGTAACGTTCGCCAGCGCCGTTGTCGAAGGACGTTTGCGCGCCTTCCGTCTTCAGTTGTGCGAAGCCCAAGAAGCGCATCTCAGCGGTGCGTTCCAGCGCCATCTTCGAATTGTGCTTGGTGAACATCTTGTCGTACTGAGATGGGATCATCTCGTACTTGCCTTCAATCCCACGGAGGCCGGGGAGCAGAAGGTCTTTAATCGCAGAAAGATTAACAGCCATTTCTTATGCTCCTTACATGCCAGCGAAGTTGCGGGGCATAGCGTTGTTGAAGGCCACTATGATATCGTTGTAGCCGGAGGTTGCATCGTTGCCATTGACGCCCGAAAGCGGGTTGGCCTGACCTGGCAGGTAGTTTGACAGAGCAACAATGCGGAACGGCAGTGCCGCGTTTGCGCCCGTCACACCAGCCGAAGACAGCGTGAACTGGTCAGCAAACATGGTCGAAAGGCCGTTGGCGGTGTTGCCATTGGTTTCGCCAGTGGTGACGCTGTCGTTCCAGTTAAAGCCGATGTTTTCGCCAACTTGAGCTTGACCCACTGCGGTGGCGGTGGTGTTCGAGTTTGCCGTCTGCACCAAGAAGCGGGCATTCGGGTCGGTGATGACATAGGCTTCGACATCGTTGGAAGTGTCCGAACCGGGCCAGTAGTTGGACCAGACGGTGCGCTTTTGCGATGTGGACAGGTACTTGCAGCCAGCGAACACGCCAGCGACAGGAACGTAGACCGTAACCACGGGGGTCGAAGCCGAGGACGTGGCGGCAGTTGCGGTGGAGCTTTGGACCACAACGGTCGTGGCGGTTGCCGAGATGACCGTGAAGGCACCGTTCGGAACGCCAGTTGCGTTGGTGACAACCACAACCGAACCCACGGGGGGCGCATAGGTGGTCGATGCAAAGGTCGGGATGTTGGCGGTGCTGGACGAGATCGCAGTGTAGGTGATCGTCATTGCGCCAGTTGCCACAGTGGCAATACCAGTTGCGGACACCGTCAGGGTGACGGGGCCAGTTGCCTGAGCGATGTAGCCAGTGCCAACGCCAGTGGCGTTTGAGGCTTGCATGACGGGATCGTTCAGGAAGATTGGGGTCGTGTTGCTCGACACAATAGCAGCCATCGTCTGCTCATAGGTCGGAGCGGAACCAGCACCACGGTACTGGGCAAAACCGTTTGGCGCAAAGGTGTTCGCCATGTCGGATATCTCCTTTTCAGGAGTTCCATCATCGCGCACCGGGGCGAGGGTAGAACGGGGGGGATTGTGCAACCTCCCACACCGAGGGGAGATAAGCGTACAATATACATGATTTTGTGTGGTTGTCTAGCGGGGGGTGTTTTGCCAAGGCAACCGTCAAGGAAACGGCCCCTTGGCTTGCGGTGTTAGCTTCCGGCTCTAGGTAGAAACAGGTACTTGCCGCATTACCGCCAGCTACCCGCTGGTCAGGGATTTTGTGCAGGCCTCTCCCTGCGGTCACCGTTCCAACCTTACGGTCTGGCTGTGGGAGCGACCCACAGTCTCTGGTTGCGGAGGGAAGATTTGAACTTCCGGCCTTTCGGGTATGAACCGAACGCGCTACCACTGCGCCACTCCGACAAAATGGTTGACCGTCTTTCCGGCCTGCCACCCTTTCGGGAAGTCCCAACCACGAGACTACAAGAACAATGAACCGCATTAAAGAAGGACAAAGATCAAGCAAGTGGAAGTTACTCTTTGTTTGTGGATTTGTCAACGACTGGCATGAACACCGAGACATGCGGCTCCAGTTTGTCCCAAGCCTCTTGGATGGCGGGCGTCCCCTCTGACCTGATGGTCTTACGGAGACGCTCTATGTATTTGTAGATCGTGATGGGCTTAATCATTCGGGGATCGGGATCGCCTCGTACTTCTTGCTGATCTTGACCAGCGGGTCACCCTTGTTCGTACGATCAAACTCTCCGCCTTTGACGTTGGTCAACTGCGCTTCCTTGTCGCGCATCTGGGTGCGGGCCATCAGCAGCGCCTTGCGGTTGGCTTCTTGCGTGATCTCCAGCGGGCGTTCCATCAGCACCATACCCTTGCGGGTGATCTCCACGCCCTTGTAGCCCATCGGCATCAGTTCGGGGTGACGCGATGCGGGGACAATTTCCCAGCCCTTGCGGGCCAGCGCCACTTGGTGGGCGGGGTCTTCAGCGCCAAGTACGGTACGCATCTTCCATTCGTAGGACCAGCCGTCTGGAATGATGCCCTTCTCAATGTAGTATTCGTCGGTGCCATCGTCACCCAGATCGGTGTCGTGGCCACGCAGTTCCGCTGCACGGCGGGCGGCACGTTCGCGGGGGTCTTCTGCGGTGGTAGCGTTGGGGCGCATTTCGGGGCGTAGTGTCATTGCATTTTCCCTTCCTTTTTGAGGGCCACTTTGTGCTTGGCATAATCCTCTGGTTTCATTCCCATCATTTCAGCCATTTCGCGTTCTGCGGCAGTAAGACGCACCACGTTAGAGCTTGCAGATTGGCCTCCGCGATTTGCAGGCGCAGCGGCGGGGGCAGCGTCACGGCGGCGGACGGCCTTTGCAGCGTACTGGTCATCAGTGTCGTTCTGCGCGGGTTTGGGCGTCACCTTTAGCGTTTCTTCGATGGCGTCAAAGTATTCGTCGGTATCGGTGGGAATGCCATCGGCCACGGCGAGGTTGTGGGCGGCGATCATCTTGGCGTTCAGGCGCTGATCCCGTACAAATTCAGGGTGACGGCGGACCCAATCTGCGCTGCGGGGCGACAAACGGCTGGCAAAGTCTTCCACGGGGTCCAGCGGTGCCATTTGTGGCTCTGGCTGACGCGGTGCGTTCTCCATTGCCTCCTTGCCGTTGTTCAATTGGAGCAGTTTGGCCTCGTTGGCCGACATTTCCCGTTGAATTTTGGTCGCGCGGTCAAAATCACCACTTTGCAGGGCGTAAGTGTGCGCCTGACCAAGCAGTTCCAAGTCCCGATTGACCGTGTCGA